GCATCGCCGGTGCAGGAGGGTGTTCGAAGAACTGGGGACCGTTTGGTGGGGTCGTATTGGTAGGCGCACCGGTTAAATTAGCGATCAAATCGCCAAAAGGATCCGGAGCTCTAGGGGTAGGCATATTTTGCCCCATGGTCATCGGATTAGGTGGAGCGTTCGGCATAGGCGGAAGCTGGCTCACATCCATCGGCGCATCGATTGAATCCAAAGGCTTGATCTGGTCGTAAGGCAACACCATAGCGGGGTTGTTACCTTGCCCTTGCGGTCCTACGTTGTATGGATTGAACTGAGGCATCGGTGCCATAGTGGGTTCTGGTTGATCACCACCCAGGAATTTCATGATGTTATCGAGTTCGATCTGGCTCTTGGCTCTGGCGATGGCTTCCGTTGCCGCGCGTGCGCGGTCCAATCCTGCTGATGCCTCGGCCTGTCCGATACGGGCAGGGTTGTAGGCTTCGTCCAGTCCGAATTTTTGCTTTTCCAGCTCTAGTTGGTTTCTTTTGAGCTGCATTTCATCTTCTTTGGCCCGCATCTCAGGGTTCCCGAAGGCAGCGCCTACGAGAGCTTTAGCAGCATCTGACCATGGGGTTATCGTCATACGCTGACTCCTGCCGGTAGTTTCTTGGCTTCCGCCGCTGTGATTTTTGGCACCGCAACACGACCTGCATCCCATCTGATACCTGTCGCGGGGTCTGTGCCGCCCCACCAACCAGCACCGGCTCCTGCACCGTAGCCTGCATTGGTGATTTGCCCTATCGCGCCCACCATATCGGCCATGGCTAGTTTGTCATCGCCTGCACGCGCGGCGGCTGCGGTGTCTGCTGTAAGGTTGTTCAGACCGCCTTGGACGAAGCCGGCTTGCGTGTTGATCCGGTTCGTGTTCTGGCCGAGGGCGATGTTCTGACCAAGATAAGCGTCACCATACGCACCAAGGCGTGCTGCGGCTTCCGCAGCGTTTGCATTCTTGTCGATCGCGCGGTCTTGCGATTGCACGATCGCTTGTTTAACCGCGCCGGACGCATCGCCCTGACCCGGAAGCAGAACACGCTGGTTGAACGAAGGCTTGTTGGCATCCGTGCGCTTGGCGATCGCTTCTATCATGCGTTGTTCGTCGCTGTCTTGACTGGTTTGCTGGATTGAATCCTGGAAACTGGCGTTGGCTATGTTCCGGCGTTCGGCGATGTCCTGATTGAATTTATCCTGAGAAGCTTGTGTCGCTTTATTGACTTTATCCACACCCGAGCTTTGCAGTTTGCTTTGCAGCAATCCCGTTGCAGCTGTTATAGCTAACGATACAGGGTCGCACATAACGCCTCCTTAAACATTGGTGACGCGGGAAGAACCCGAGCCGCTGGCTGAACTTATACTTGCGGTAGGGCTCGCCGCGAACAGGCCGCGCCCTTTGGTCGAGACGTTCGAAAGGTTTTCCAGATTGGTCGCAGTGTTGAACACGAAGTTACCTAGAGCGTCGAAAGTTGGCGGTGCGCTCAACAATGCGGCTTTGTTGGCAGCGGCTGTAGCAGCCGCGCTCGGATCTTCGGTGGCGTTTAGTTGTGAAAGCAAGTTGGAGCGAGTGTTTTCCAGTTCGGTCCGGCCTTGATTGGCGAAGCTTGCAGCGGAGTTCTGGATATCACGCTCGTAACGAGCGCGCTCTTCGTTTAACTGACGCTGGCGGTTGGCTGCTTCCGAGGATTGGAGCAAACCGCCTCTGGAAAGCGCATAAACCAGCTGTTTCTGGGCGTCTTGGAATTGTTGATCCAGCGAAGGCATGGCGTTGGCCACGTAAGCTGTTTGGCGACCTGTAAAATAATCATCGTTAAAAGGAGCCAGGGCTGCGTCGATGGACGCCGTGCCTTGTGTGATGTTGGCGCGGCGCGTGGCTTCTCGTGCGGCCTGCTGCTCTGCGGCAATTTGTGCACTATTATCTTTTTTAGGTTTACTCATGAGAAGCCCCCTCGAACATGACGTCTTTGCTATAGTTTCCGCCTACGCAAGTGTAACCCAAGCGTTCATAAAAAGCACCAGCCTTTGTGTGAGCTGTGGACACATCAAGGCGTACTTTTATGAAATTTTGTCCTGCTGCTTTACCGCGTTCCACCGCCCATTCGTGGTAGGCTGCCTCCAACGTAGGGGCGGCTCTTGACCCTCTGTGCTCTTGTTTGACGAAGAAACCCATATCGGCGGCCTGAATTAGCGGACTGAAAAGGTAACAAAACACCGAACCCATGATCGCTCCGACGATTTCACCTTCTTTTTCGTAAAGGAAAAGACAATATTGATCTTGAGGGATCGCGATTTTTAAAAAATCTTCATACATCTCGCGGCAAAAGGGCACGTTTTTGTAATCGCCTTCCGGGTGCATTATCTCCGCAAGATCTGCAATTCTAGGAATATCTTCTAGTGTTGCCGCTCTGATCATCCTGCCCACGTCGTCTCGTAGTGCACTACGATTTTAGAAAGTTTCGCCGGTCCGTCGCCTTGGTGGACGAATTTCATTTTTAAAACCGGACTGTATTGTTGCATCGCCAGATTCATAGCGCCCACCGACGTTTTATAGAGGGTGGCGGTTTTGCTCCAGGTATCCGGTCTTTTCGGGTTCGTATTGACGTAAATATCCCATTTCCCTTCGAGAATGACATCCAGACCTGACCATCTTTTCCAGTGGCCGATTGTGCGCGCATCTAGGTAAGGCATCTCGACCACGACTTCTTGTATCGTGTACTCGTCGTTATCATCACCGCCGAGTAGATATATCACGTCATCGGAGCGCGCATAAACCCGGCCGTTCAAAATGGTGTAATCGGAAATGACGAAACCGGGCTTGTAGGTGGACCATGCCGATATTTTGGAGGTCGAGAAGAAGCTGAAAACATATTCGGTATCGTCGAGCGCCGACATATACCGGCCGTCTCTTGGCTCTATGATGGCCACTGACTGCTCGACTTGCTCGTCGGTCAAAGTCCCCATTTGAGCCAGCACGATATCATCCACCGGTGTCCCAACGTCTGTGACGCTGGCGGCGTTAGATGAATCCCGCGCGCGCATTGATCTGTAACCGCTATCGGAAAGATAGAAGAGATCGAGATCTCCGAAACTTTTGATCGTCTTGGGTGATCGTGTCCCCGTATTATCGAGAACCTGGAGCTGCACGTTCGCACCAGGGTTGGCGTCCATAGCCCAAATCTGTGTCGAGTTACGGCTTAACACGCCGAGATTTCCTTGGTACTGCCCAAGGCCTGTGATGTTCTCGTCGTTCGAAGTTTGGGCCGCCATGTCGATGACGCCGGATCCGGTGTTGAGCTCGTCGCCGACTGTGTTATCGCGCCAATATCTGGCGTTCGCCACAACCGAGAAAAATAGGTTTGTGCCGGCGCCTGCGTACATTTTGTTCTTGTGTGTCTGAATGACCGTGGCGTTCTCGCCGGTCACGGGGGACGCGCCATAGATGTTATCGTCGATCGTGAAAGTGAATAAATCACCGGGATCGAAAGTACCTCCGAGCGTAACTGTTACAATTTGAGGATCCGACACAGAAGCGGCTTGGGTTATAGCCACAACGGCTGTTTGATCGTCGATTGCTCCGCCGTTGGTCGCGGTCGCCGTGACATCAAACGCATCGTTATCGTTAATCCCTGTGATGGTTATGACTGAGCCTGCCGAACCTACTGTCGCCACGGGATCATCCGCCGCGTCTGCTGCCAGAGCCGCAGCCACATTGGTCAAGCTGACTTGATCAGCCCTGACAAGACCGGTGTACCAATCGGTGACAATATCCCCTGCATAGAAGTGATACACACGATCATTGTCGAAAAGCGCTATAACGTAAGGGTTTGCTTTGAAAACCTCGGACTGTACGACGCGGATAAGATTGCTGCCGTCAGGACTTGCGAGTTGTTGGTATAGCACTCCGCTAGGCATCCCGCTTGGCGTGGCTGCTGACCCGAAAACGTAAAGTGAATTACGGGCTGCGATCAAGCCGAACGTATTTTCGGGGAGAATGTATTTAGGCACCCATTTCTTAGCTTTTTCAATCTCGCCGCCACGGTTGATGTGACCGTTTTGGAAAACCTGTAAAGAGCCTGGTGCCGCCGATACTTCAAGGCGGCGGCTGTCGAGGCCGCCTTTGAAATCCTCGATTTGTAAATATGCTTTTGGCATGGTCTAGCTCGGATTCTTGACAGCGATGACGGCGGGATTGTTGTGTATGTCGGGAAGAGGCAGTTTGGATCCCATGATGAAGTATCCACCTTCGCGACGTGTTGCTCCGCCGCGCATACGTAAATAAAGTTTGTTGCCTTGCGCAAGCATGGTCTGTGCCAGTTTATCGTCTTGCCCTGTGAGTAAATGGGCCGCTGCCAGCGTCACGATGAGCGTGTCGTCCAGCGTGCAGACGTCGTTGTTGGAAATAAGGTTGCCTAGTTTTTTGAACCCTTCAAAACGTATAACTTCTGTATTGTTATCTGGCATAGGCCAAAATTCGACCTGATCACCGTCGCCTGCGTCGATCGCATCCCACTTCTGGACAGGCGTGGCGGTATCACCGTTGTCGCTGTCGTAAATATTATAATCATCTACTGTGATGCCGCGAGATACAAGCTGCCAGTCAGTCTGGCCGTTTGTGCGTACGCGTTTGATGCGTTCGAAATCCATATCTGACGGGAAATCATAGTAACGTTCGTTTGCCTGCACCGTGATATCGCGACGGACTTTCAGGAAAGGCCAGTCAAAATCCCAGTAAAGGAAAAATTGTGTGCGGTACAAAAGACGTTTGAGAGCCGGCTCTTCATCCTGCCCTATGGCGGGATCAGAAGACCTGCGGGTTTCAAGCCGCAGGTCTTCTACCATTTCTTCAAGTGTCGTCACTCCGCGCATATTTTACGCTTTCTTGTTGCCGACGAAATCCGTATCGGTGGTTGTTTCTGTTTTAGTTTTAGGCGCAGCAACTGTCGCTGCTTTTTCTTTTTTCTCAGGTTCCGCAGCGAAGGGTTTAACTTCTTCCCATCCGTCGTTGTCGCCGGCTCCTTCGGCATTTTGTTCGCCGAGAAGATTAGCATCTTCGTAGGAGTAAGGAAGCACGGGATTTTCACCTGGGAATACTTTTTTGAACACGGCTTCCGTGTACTTCGAGATCAACTTCTCTTGGAGTGATTCAGGTGTACGGATACGTTGAAGCCATTTGCCTGTTTCGCTGAGGCGTGTTTCTATGTCATCGCCTTGCTTTTCTTTAATCTGGAGCGATCCCTTGCCATGGATCGACTGAATGATGAGGAATTCCGGCGCCGTGATTTTGTTGAAATGTCCGGTGTGGCGTCCTTGGCTGCGGATATCGCAGACAATGCGGTAAGTTTCAAAGGCCTTAGCCATAGATGTCTCCTTGTTGGTGGTAGGAAAGCAGAGCGGGTTATCCGCTCTGCTCTAGTTTTACTTGTTAACCTGCGTATTGCGGGTTTCCTTGGTACTCAGGATCTGGAACCACGGCGATCAGCGTGAAAGCTTTCGCGCCGTCGCAAGCTGCGTTCGGGTCGTACGTTCCGCGAACATCGGCAGTTGTTGCCGTGCTCTCGGTGTTCTTCGCCAAACCTGCTACGACTGTACCTGCTGTCGCCAGAGCATCGTCCTGTATCTCTTTCAGGATGTAACCCGTAGTGGCTTTAGGCACGTGGATTGGTAGACCAAGAACATCGCCGGAACCGACTGTGGCTGAAGTGATGTTCGCGCTTGGGACGACAGAAGTGATCGTCTTGAACGCTTTAACACCTGCCATAGATGTGCCGGAAGCACTTGTCTCGACAATCGTTTTACCGTACTCGTCCGTACCTGTAACCGTCAACGTAGCTGTGTTGGTCCACGCTCCCACGACGTTCCGGGGAACATCGAAGGTCGCAACGCCGCCAGAAGCAAGGGCGCCGTTGATTGTCATGGCGGTAGCTGCTGTCCCTGATTGGGATGCGCAGATACCATCAGCATCGGCAGTGATAGGCGCGCCGAGGTTGATGACAACCACTTGAGCTCCATTTACTCTCTTCGCTGTGTTCGGGACAGTGCCGTTACGGCCTTTGACCGCAATGGTTTGGCCTGAACGGGCGAAGTTGAAGAAGCCGCGACCGGTTGCAGGGATTGTGCCGCCGGAACGGTTGGTAACAGTGACCGCAGACGTACCGAAAGACAAACCAATGTCTTCAGGCTGGTTGTAGCGGGTGCCGTTGATGGTCATGTAGTGGCCGACCGCGAATTCGAAATCTCCGCGATTGAACCCGGTTGGGTAGTTTACTGTGAAAGTTCCTGCATCGGCTACATCTGCGCTGATGACGAACTCGGCTGTTTTAAAAGACATTGTAGTTCTCCTTTGAGTTAATCAGATTAAGCGGATGGTAGGCCGGATGTCAGAACTTCGTACACGCCCGAAGAGTTCAGACGATGTGCGACCATAGCACCGGACCACAGGAGCGACTTGTAGTAGGACAAGCGATCGTATGGGCGAGCTGGTTCGTGCATCGTCATATCGTTACCGGCGTGCATGTATAGGAAGATGCTGTCATGGTCTACGATGTAGCAACGATCGCTTTCACTGATCTCATCGAGAGCAGGTTCGTACATGAACATCATCCCGTCCAGCGTGATAGCGTTCACACCGATTTCAACGACTTTGTTGAAGCCTGTTTGTGTGTAATCGCCTTTTGCTGTCATCTCGACGCGCAGAGCTTCCATAAACAACGAGCCGCAGTATCCGACGTGGTTTGCAGAACCATAACGGCGCAGCTGAACCATTTCGGAACGCATGATTTGCGTTAAGGTCTGGAGAGTTGCGGACGGTGTGATTTTGCTCGCGCCAACACGGGCACGGTTACGCCACAAAGGTTGCGCCACGCGGGAAAGACCGCCTGTAACACCCGTTGATGGGGAATCCGTGATAAGTGCCGGAACGCCTGGGAAGCCGTTTGAACCTGTGGACCAGATACGGTCTTGGGAGAACGAATAGCGTGCATCGTAGTCCATTTGCTCGTATTTGGAGGTCAGGAAGTTCTGGATGCGGATCTCGTCTTGTTTTGGTACGGCAGGGAAGTCTCCGCTGTCGCCATTCTTGATCGAGAAACCAGCTGTCAAAGCTTCTTGCCATGAGAACGTCAAACCGAGGTGGTTCATTTCCCATGTGTAGCGGGCTTGTTTCAACGGGTTGTATTCGTTGAAGGTCAGCTGTTGATCGGACGTCGTGACCAGATCGAACTGGCTTTGCTTACCGAAACGAGCGTTGATGATGATTTCCGTACCGCCTGGGTACGTTTTCTTCTTGTCGCGGAACTTCTTCAAAGCTGGCGTAGCGTAGTCAGCTTGGGCGAAAAGTTTATCCTTGATGTAAAAAGGTAGTGTGGACTGGACCAATTGATCCAGCTGGTCTGCGGTGAATTCAATAGACATTTTGATCTCCTGTTAAAAGTTAAGCGCTCTTGCTCCGTATTTTGCTAAAAGCGGTCGAAAACGCTTCATCCATTGTGGATGGTGCCGTCGTCGGTCCGCTCGGTGCGCCCTGTGATCTAGGAGATGGTGTAATCGCTGGTTTAGGAGGGACAAATCCCCGAATTCTTTCAGTAACTTCCTTGTGAACCCTGTTTAAGCGTTCCCAAGCTTTCTGATCGGACCCCGGATCGCCTTCCGTCTCCAGGATGTACTTCATCCTCTCGACCATCATAGGCATTTTCTTTTGTAGATCAGGATCGGTCTGGGACGTCTGTTGCGACCAAGCTGTGAACAGATTGGTCCGGTGTTCCAGTTCTTGCTGTTGACGCTGCACTTGTGTCTGCTCTTGGAATTTATCAACTTGTTGCGTTGCAACGTTGATTTTTCCGCGTGCTTGGGCAAGTTCAGCGGCTCTTTCTGGGCTTATAGTTCCGTTATCGACTTCCGCTTGGAGATCGGCAGGGAGGTTATGGCCTAGATGATCGCCCCATTCCTTCGTCAACTCTGCGAGCTCTTTGTAAAACTCGTTCGGGTTTTGGACGGCAAGAGCCACCATTTTAAGAGCTTTAGCCGCCTCGGCCGGTGGAACGTTATTGGTCTTCAAGAAACCGTCAAGCTGTCTGTATCGTCCTGCATCAGCCTTTAGAGGTTCGACTTGCGCCTTCAACTCTTTAAGCTCTCTGCGGGCGGCGGTACGTTCGGCCGTCACTTTCTTGAATGCCGGATGTTCATGAATTTCCTTGGGAGCGTTTTTCTCCTCGTCGGAAACCTTGTCTTCCTCGGCACCATCAGTCTTCCCTTTAGAGGCGTCCTGTTTGGCGGGATCGTCTTTACCTTCGGTCGGCGCGGCCTTGGTTGGATCTTTACCTGCCAGCTTCTGGATACCATCGGAGATGGCATCTTTGAGGCTTTTAGACCCTTCTGTTTTTACGCCTGTGTCCGTTGACGCAGCGGACGGAGTTTTTACGTCAGGAGATGGTGGCTGTGACGGAGCCGCCGGTTGATTTACGTCACTGTTTGGAGCGCTGGACGCGGTGCTCTCTGAGTTTACGTCCGGTTGCCCTTGGGGGGCGTCGTCTGACATTGTAATTCCTTTTTAGATTCAAATGTTAATATCAGTGATCTCATACTACCATAATGGTTCCGCCGTTTCATAACGGAATTTTAACCGTCCAGTAAGAATATGGCCAAAGCGTCATTGTTGCGTTTTTCTTCGAACCTTAGTATCCGACGCACAACACCTCCACCTCTTTGATCCCGGACTATTTCGTCGTCCATCTGAAAGGCGTTGTTCTGGAAAGCGCTTTGTTGGAATGCTCCGAACACTTCTATTACTCTCCAGTGCCAACAATCTGTTTAGCCAGTTCTTTTGAAGCCGAGAGCAGAGAGTCCTTCTCGCTAATACTTTCTTTAAGGCCTTCGATTTCTTTTTTCAAAGTAAGAACTTTTTCCTCCAGTTGTTTGACCTGGGCCAAGATTGCCGGATTATTCAGGATGCCCTTAAGGACATCTTCTTCGATAGCGGTTGTGCCTAAATTTCGTTCAGCGTAGATATCGCCATCGGAATCATAAACCCTTTCGATGACTACTTGTTGTGCCGACAATACTGCGCCTTGATCGTCCAGCACAACAATGACGCGTTCGACGTGTGTTCTTTTTTCCATGTTCTTACTCCGGATCTTTTTCTAAAACTGGGACGATCTGCCCAACAACCAAAGGCCCGTGGTATTTTTCAACAAGCCTTTTGATCAGGTGACAATCGTTCACGCTAAGGTCGATATCACCCCCTGCATAGATTTTTACAGCTAGATTATATCTTTGAAGCTTTTCTTCACCGCTACCATCATCAGCAATCATAAGAGCATTACATATAGCTGTGGCCATTTTGCCGGGCTTGCCGTTTTCGACAAGATCCGTCCCGTCAATATTTTTAACAATTCTATCAAAGTTTTTAATCATGTGTTTTCCTATGCTTCTTGGTTTACTTGTATGACATCCCACTTGGTATCAGCGGAATTGTAGATCATTCTTAACACGAATGTTTTCGAACTTACCGTCGCCGCAGGCAATGTCACGCCAACGGCTCTGTAAATCGCATTATACGCAAGTGTACGAATGGTGCCATTGTCTTTTATCCTAATGGTTAAGAGTTGACCATCAAGGGGGGTTCCGGTGGGCGCGCCGAATGTCGCGTTCGCGGCCAAAGCTGTAAGGTTATACTGATCCGTGGTCGCAATATCGGGCGTAGGAGTGGCCGAAGAAGCTGTCGATACGATCCTTGGGTTGATGCGCTTGTTGTTCAAAGTTTGCGTGCCATTGTTGGTCACGACACTCGCAGCGTTGGTTCCTGCGGTCGTTACCTGAAGATCACCCGTTGTGACGTTTAGGACACCGCTTGAATGTGTGGCAACCCAGTTGCCGTTGTTTACGTTGATTGTTGCGCCCGTAGCCATATACAGATCGGACCAGTTCAAAGACGTTGTGCCGAGAGACAAACCATCATTCGCATTCGGAGTTAGAGCCGCTGTCGAGGCATACAAGCGCATAAAGTTCGTAAGCGTGCCGTTGTTAGCAAGCGCCCAGATGAAATAGCCGTCTTGCGTCGTTGTCGTCGTTGTCCAAATTTGCTCTTTGAAAACACCTTGCCGTCCGGCAAGAATTGCAGTGGTTGTTGTGTCATCAGCTAGATACCATTCGATACCAGCTCCGCCATTTGCACCAAGGCCGATATGTCTGTTTTCAATTTTTAATGGAGAGCGTGTACCGTTATCATCCCAGCGAAAATAACCGTACCCGTCGCCGCCAAGTCTTGCGGTTCTGGCGGCTGATGATCCTTGTGTATAAAAATCACCTGTCGTCGCGTCTGCCCTGATCGCGTTAATCGTTTTAGGTTGAAGATCGCCGGATGTGGTTGTGAAAAATGCAGCAAAACATTGTGAGTCCAGAGTTTCGGCAGCTACAGAAACTGTGCTTGCAATGCCGGCTGTAAGACCTGCAGCAGTGCCAGTTATGTTTGTTCCAACAAGTGTGGAAGGGGTTCCTAAATTCGGAGTTACCAGAACCGCGTTCGTCGCCAGAACGTTGTCGCCTGTTCCTGTATTGGCGACCGATACTAAATTTTTTGATCCGTCCGTAAAGACGGCACGGGATGCAGTAAGGTAGCTAACGTTGATTGCCGTATTGAGAGAAGAAAAATTCACCGTTGGGGAATTAATCGTCGTCGTTCCAGTCGCGCCTGATACAGCAGAACCGATGTTAATATTTGTGATCGAACCTGATACGCCGCCTGTCCCAATGTTGAGAGTTTTGGTTGTCGCGCTTAGTGTCGCGCCATACCCAAATTGATATGTGGCGGCAGCGGTTGACGAGCCGAAGTTACCTGTCGCACTCGAAAGAGTGAATGTTCCCGAATGTGTGTTGTTCCCATTCAACAGCGGGACGTTTGCACCAGAGGTGCTTGTGTTTCGGTAGGCCGCTGTTCCTAGTGTTCCGCCTGTTCCGATGTTAAGTGTGGAGCCGTCCGTTCCTGCCAACGTAAGCGAGTTTGTGACAGTCAATACCTTGCCAGTAGTAATGGCTAAATTTGTCGCGCTGATCTCTCCGGTGAAGATTTGTCCGGCGATATTGGCTTTCAAGCTAAGGCTATTCAACACTGTTGTAGCGAAATTGGGATCGTCGCCTAAAGCCGCTGCCAATTCGTTGAGTGTATCCAACGCAGCTGGCGATGAGTCCACGAGCGCTGCGATAGCGGTGTCGATATCACCGGGTGTGGCTTTGGCATCTAGTGCGTCTTGCAGGTCCGCTTGGCTCGCGAGCGTACCGCCTATCTCGCCCCATTCTACCGCTCCCTCTATCTGGTGGTCATCATTCCAGTCCGAAGGTACGACCTCACCGCGCAGCACTGCGGCGGGATCATCCGCTATCGCCGATACTTTGGTGTGGATTATCCTTTGCACCATTTCATTCTTCCAGTTTCGAGCCTATGGGGTTGCCCTCGGAATCTTTTACCAGTGTTCGTGGTGTTCGGAGTATTCTAGTAATCTCGTTTAATTTTGTTTCGTTACGTTCTTGCACTTGTATAACTTCGGCCAACAAAGAGCCGACCAGCATATTCAGCGACTCAGTTGACATGATCAACTGATGTTGTGCTTCTCTGTTTTTATCCGGTTTTACTTCGTTCGCGTCGTTTTCAACGGGATCATCAATCGTCTCGACATCTTCACCACTATCCGTGGTTTCAACAACTGTCTCGGGTTCTTTAACCGCCAACGCAGCTTGTATTTGTTCAAGCTTTGCTAATATCTCTTTGTTGCTATCATCGGGTGCCGCTATTTCTTTGCCGATATATTTCCGCACCGTGGCGTCGATAACCTCGTCGGACGTACCGTCGGGGAACGATAGTATCTTACCGCCGGGCAATTCTGCCTTGATCATAACCGATTACCTTGCCCATCGAACATGATGACCTGTCCGCCGCCTGCATCAGGCGCTGGGATATCATTCAAGCCTTGGTTGACTGTGAGGCTCTGATCCTGTCCGGGAGGTCTTTCGATTTTGTTCGCGCCTTCAGCTCCTTGTTGTGCGGGATCTGTCGCAGGGTCGCCAGTGCCGGGTTGAGGCGCGGCTGCGGCTTGGGCTTGCTGTTGCATCATCGCGTTCATAGCTTGTATCGACGGCAGGCCTTCCAGATAGGCTTCGGTCAGATCGATCGTGCTGTCAGACATCTTCACAGCCTGTTTCGCCAGCCAATCAGGGCGAATACCCGGCGTTTGTACCAGAAGCGGGAACAACCGCTGGAACGTCGCCACTTGCAGTGCCTGGTTCGGTTTACCCGACGATCCGGCTTCTACATCCAGATAGATATCGTTGATCAACTCGGCGGGGTTGCTTTCAGGCCACATAGCGCCCGGTCCCACCAGCTTGATCACTTGTTCCTTGGACATATTCATCAGCAGCACGTTTCCTGCATCGCGCGCGAAAGCTGTCATCAAGTCATCCAGATCATCGCCCTTGGAACGATCTTCTCCCTGGCGTGAATCTTCGGCGATGCTGTCAGCCGTGGCGGATGCTTTGCTGGTGCCGCCGACACGTGCGTCGGACCTGCGTGTAATGCGTCTGATATCCTCGATCGTCGCGTTCGAATCATACATATTCGGATCGATCGCGTGTTTCTTGATCTGTTGAAGCAGCTGATCCACTGGTTGACCGGGTTCGAGCGCGTTCAGCTCGATCACGGCGAACGCGGGTGCGTTCTCCATGTTTGCGCGATCTTCTTCGCTCATCGCGCCGTTTACGGCCGCGTATTGCGGTTTGGAGTTAATCCGGTGTTGGCGGAGTGCTTCTTTTTGGCGGTTTATTTCCTGGCACTGGTGACGGATCAAGCGAACCGTGCTCGGCGGATAGATGCAGCTTGAATCTTCCACATCGTTGAACGTCAAAGGATAGTAAGGGTAAAACTGCTCGATCAAGACATCAGGCGGAGAAGGTTCTTTGAGATATTCATCGAACCCTTCGCAGATCGTCATAACGGAGCCATTGTCGAGGTTATAAACCTCCCATACACGGTACGTGTCATCCCAGTCTTTTTGCGTGCCTGCTTCGCGTTTACGGTTTACGGTCCACGGATCCAGACCACCTTCCACGCGTTCGCGGCTGTAGGAAGTGGCTTTGGCCGATACGTCTTTTTTGTAGATTTCCTTGATCTTCGTGCAAGTCAGATCGAACTCTTCCGCTATCCAGCGCGCGCCCAAAAACCCGTTGAGCTGGGTGCAAGCCGGATCGATGATGAGTGCTGTGGCTCTTGGGAAATTTATCGTAAGACCTTCGCGGGTTATAACTGCCGAGGCTTCTTGAAGCGTTTTGATCTGGATGCGCAGTTCTTCAAGGTCTTTGCTGTAATCGCCTTTACCTTCTTCGACTTTCGCTTGCAACGTTTGCAGCGAAGCGAGACGTGAATTCAGATCGTTCAGTCGAAGCGAATCTTCGGGCGATAGCTCGTTCAGACGGTGGAAGCCCAGCTTCATATAGGCAAGACCGACTGTCTCGACCCTGCGCACAAGCTGTTTCATCTCGCGTTTGAAACTTGGCTGTTGTTGTAAGAGCTGCTGCTTGAACAAATGCTCTAATGTTTTAGCGATCTTGTCCAACATCTGGCGGCGAAGTTTGCCTTCGTTCACGTCGTTTATGAGCGCGAGCGCATCTGGCGGGATCTCCGGTGCGGCCTGTACCTGCACTGGCAAGCCTGTCGGATCCACGCCGATCGAAGGCGGTGTGACCGCCGCCATTTGTACCGCCTGCGCGGCTGCGGCTTGCGCCTCTTCATAGCTCGCCTGGTTCTCGTCCCATATCTTGAAATCCATACGGGGTTTGCGTTTAACCGAGAAAGTAGGGTTCTTGGCGTATAGCGTAGCGACCGACGCCGCGACTTCGGATTGCGCAATGTTCACAACGTAGCGTGTGTCGTCTTCGTTTTTCTGGCCGGCCCATTGCAGCCCGCGTACGAACATGCTGTCTTCCATCATCCGGCGGAAGCTGTCTTTGTGGTATTTCCGCGCGCTTGTAATCCTGTCTATCCACCAGGTGATGTAATTCTTCGCGTTTGTATCGCTCGGCGGAGCTTCGCGGTTCACTTGATCTGGTACGTTATCGCCTTCGGATTCTACTGCCATACTGACCTTGCTCGTTGTAGCGCAGTTTGCGCTGTTTTATTCGCGGCTGCGGCCTGCACCCAAGCTGCGGTGCCGAAGACCGGGCCTTTATCGTTGACCGGCTTAGATGGAGCATTCCCCCTCGTCATCCGGTGCAAGCCCCTTCCCAAATGCCCCAGAGCATCGACCTGATCGTCTTGTGCATCCCCTTCGCCTCTGAAGCGGAGCAATTCGGCGACCATATCTGCGTACCAAGAAGCTTTGATCGGGAAACGAACCTGACCGAGGGCCATCATACCACGGATGGATTGTGCTTTCTGCATCTTATTACCGACCTCGGAACTTTCCTCGATGTGTGTCAGATAGATACCTTCAGCGCGCATTCTGTTCTTGATGAGGGGACCAAGCGATTTCGAAATCTGGTCGCGCGCTGCGAACCACGTGATAGGTTTATAGACACGCATGATGCGGATCCACTCATCCATCAATTCCTTCGGACCAAACTTCCCGCGGCTCGTGTGCATAAGCCAGACCTGCCCCGCAGGGTCCACGCCGGCCACGACCATGACGGTGTGGTTGGCGTGTGTCTTGGTGCTGACCGCATGGTCGGACGCCGCGTAGACGCGCAAAGTTCGAAGGTCTGGCAGCTCGTTCGGCTGATAGGTCTGGATGAATTCTTTCCTAAAAAAACCTCCCTCTTCCGGCACAGGGCGGCCCATGTAGAGAGCCGAGAAATCTTCCTCGCCCATGATCTCCCGGATCTGTGCAAGCAGCTCGGGCGAGAACTTCTCTGGCCAGATATAATCTTCCGGCTTGATGCCCATGATGCCTGAGACAATCTCGTCGTTCCCGAACGCCTTGACGTTGAGCCACGTCCAGTGCTTGGCGCGCTCGGCGTTGTACTCCGGGTGCGCGGGGTCACAAAGGCGACCGATCAGGTCGTTATCCGCCCAGCGTGTGTGCAGCACAGCGTAGCGCGTCAGGTTGTGCGCACGTTGTTGTGCAGTGACCGAGAACCACTCCCACGCTTCTTCCAGCGCGTTGGTCGATTGCGCTTCCTGTTTATCCTTCACAGGGTCATCGATCACGAAGATGTCGCAAGGCTGACCGGTGACGCCGGTGCCTCGACCTGCCATGAAGACATAGCCGCCGACATTGGTTTGCAAGAGTGATTTGGACTTCCCGCCCTTTTCCAGCTCCACTTCAGGAAAAATCTCCTTATAGCGCGCGCTCTCGATCAGACGCCGGATCAACTGTCCGTTCATCTTGGCCTTGTTCTCGTTGTAAGTCCCCACCATGATCTTGATGTCGGGCTTCCTGCCAAGCGTCCAGGCGCTGCCCATGACGGTCGTATGTAGTGTTTTCCCTGTCTGCGGCGGCACCGAGAGGGCCGATCTCATCGACACCATCTTGTCGATCTCTTCCCACCATTTCACCATCAGCTTATGGACTGGTTTGCTGATATACGAGGTCTTGGTGACATCCTCGTAGTGCATCGGATCCGGCATCATGTACTCGATGAAATCTTGCAAATTCTCGCGCGCCTTGAGGCGTTTCTCCTCGCGCTCGACGATCGCGAGCATCGCCTCCTCGTCCTTCGAGAGGCGTCTGCGTACAGGCGGCGGCAGTGTGCCTATCAGATCCTCGTGCATCCGTTCTCGTCTTTACGCTCTGTTGTCTATCCAGCCTACGGTGCGGATATATAGCGCCGTATTGCCATCGCTTCCGGCAATTCTCGATCTTATCTGCGCCGAACCGTTGGTTTTAACCGTTTTTTCAAAATTAAAATTCCCATAGTGTCCGCTCGCAGTGAGCAACCCTATAATATCCGAGTTCGGAGCGGACGAGCTGTACTCTGTCGGAGCCTCGTCGGCGACATCAAGCGAAGTCAGCAAAAGCCCTATTGCCGTGTTGGTGGCCGAGGTGCGGACACTTCCTTTGACCATAGCCTCGATGTTCGTAGCCGATGGGACGGTCAACGTCCGCGTAACCGCACTGTTGCCCGGGTTTGCCGCCGATATATCGAGCACGGTGTCGTACCAGTAGAAGCGATCCTTAATCTGGTCTATGCGAAGCCATTGCGCCGATCCGTTCGTCTTACCCCACCACAAAGGCGCATATTCCGTGTAGTTCGCCGGCAAAGTGGGAGACGTTCCGTTGGTCGAGAACACCACATCGACCACATCCGTATCAGGCCTGCGAATAGCATAAAAGCGATACCACGTATTGTTGGCTATCGTGCCCGTATCCAGGCCTCCGTTACCACTCCCGACGGCCCATGCCGATGTCGTCTTGCTGATCGCGGAGCCATTAAGATATCTCGCGGCCGTTGAATCCGCCACGCTAAAAGCCGCGATACTCATCGTCGCCGACGAGCCGGCTGTGCTCAGTTTCCCGCCATCGATAAACCCTTTGGCGACCGAGCCAGCCAGCGAATTCCCGTTCGCCTTGTTGTAGCTGACCATCCTGACCACGCCCGAGGCCTCGCCTCTGAAGACAGCCGTATCCCCTGCTGCCGTTGCGATGTTGGAGCCGTTATTCTTGAGCAGCAAACTCGAACCATGTGTCAATGCCAGCGCACCGCCGAACGTCACGGTTCTCTCACGCCCTTGGGCCAGTGTAATGCCTGTGATCGTCGTTGTGCCCGTGATCGTAACGTAGTCGCCGTTCGCTGTGTCCAGGTTGACCGTCGTTGCCGAGGCGACGTCGGTGCCCTGGCTATAGCTCGGCGGGTTGAGCAGCTGATACCCTGCGGCTACGCTGATATACTCAATCTCCGCGATCGTGGCTGCCTGTAGATCGCCTGGCGCCAAAGCCACCAAAACCCCGCCAATGCTCTTCTTGATCGTAACCGAGCCGAGCGAGTTGTCCGTGTTCATCGTCACGGCGCCTGTGTTGGTTGTCCCTACCAAAAAGCGAAGTTTATGCCCGACCTCGTAGCTCTCCATGCTCGGCACAGGTGCAAGCACGATCGTATTGGCGGCTCCCGTTGATGTCCCTGCCCATAGA